GAGTACCGTCTCCGAAGCCAGTAGCTGCGTTCATCAAGTCGGTGTCGATTTGAACAGCCAAAGAGTATCCAGCGTCTTCAGTGTAGAACTGACGCAGAGAGGACAAAGCCTGAACCTCTACGATGTCCTCAATTAGACGTGAGTACTCAAAGTGACGGTCTACAGTGACGGTCAGCTCTGATTCTGTATTGGCAATGATCGTTACCGCAGTATCAGCCGCTTTAGCATTGGCGTCGCCACGAGTAGGCTTCGGGATATGAATAACGTCACCCTTCTTGCCAGTCATAGAAAGACGCTTGACAAGGGGAGCCATCTTCAAGTTCTTTTGATAAGCTGCAATAATTTCGTCACTCCAGATCTCTGGAATAAACTTGTCAGCTTCAGTCTTCGCGGTAAAACCCCCGCTGCCGGGATAAGTTGCAGTAGCCATGTCAATCTCCTAATAGAT